AGGGCTCTGGTTGGCTCCTGAGCAATTACCTCCCCACGAGGCACTTGAGCTATACAGACTCATTTGTAGTTTGGCATGATTTTGTATCTTGAATATAATCAATGGGAATCCTGACAGATAATAGTGCACTAAATGCTTGGATTATTGTGGGTCTTGCAGTAGCTACTGCTGCGGTTCTTGGAACTACTGGATTCCTAGGACTTAAGGCTTATCAATTTCTATCAGGATTAGGAGTTCCTCAATCTGGAACTAAATTAATTTACTATATTCCCGTAGCTCTTCTTGCGTTCGGAGCGATTGCGGACATTATCTCTCAAACTGTAAAGTTTTCAATTGGAAGTTTAGTTGGGATTGTGGCGATGATTGCTAATGGTCTTGTGGGAATGGGAGTTCCAAAAGGAACACCGACTACGATAGCGAAGGCAGCCACACAAGCTGTATCGACAGTAGCAGCTGCCCCTGCGGCGGTAGCTGAAGCCGCTACTCAAGCCGCTGCAACAGTAGCTGATACAGTTACGGATGGAAATTTTAGGATACCAAAAGTAGGAGAAGTTGCATCATGGTTACCAGATGTTCCATATGCTGCACCGCCACCACCTCCTCTACCTCGCACAGGAGGCGATCCGATTTCAAATGCAGCTCTATGTTCATTCCCTGGTTTGGAAAAATTTGATAATAAATGGGCTCCTCAGAATATCTTAGTCACAACTGCCATAATGTTTTATTACATGATCGGAGAATGGGAATCGGGAAATGCTAATCGCACTATAGCTCCCGGCGTTGCTCTTTTGGCGACTGTTCTTGGACAAATTGGAGTGAGGTATACTGCAGGATGTTTGGATCCTATCTGGTCGCCAGCTGTATCAATCGTAGCTGGAGCGGCATTTGGAATTGGAGGATACCATGTCGTAAAAGCCGTATCTGGAACTTCAACTCCATTCATTCAGAATCAGACAGATAAAACGACTCCTGGAGGATTGAGTTCAGTAGAAGCACCCTTAACGGATGCCACAAAACCAGCCGACGGTAGCAAATGTGCAGAAGCTAGCGGCGATGATTTTGTTTGCGATTTATACAAAAATGGTGAACTTATAACTTCAACCGTGTCTAGCTAATTTACTTAGGTAACTGAGACACAACCTTAATTGCTCCGCGAATCATACGATGATAAGCCATCATATCTGTTCCCGAAGCTCGTTGTCCACCCAAAACTTTACCTGTATTATCACGAACCTCAACAATAATTGTTGGAACAACCTTTACATTATGCACAAGGGCATACCCTTCCTTATCGTTGTGCGTATTTACAGAAATCCACTTCACTTCAGTAAAATCTTGCTTTAACTGCTCTATAGCAGGCTTAATATGTTGGCATGGCATGCATGTAGGTGACCAGAAATGATAGGCACGAATACTCATTCCTCTTTTATTATTGTAGCTCCCTCGGTAATTAAATGGTTAGCTGAAACGAGGCGGTAGCTAGTAGAACGATGGAGCTTCTGCTTAACCAGCTCAAATCCCTGCTTCTTTACAGTCTTAGTTAGAGCTTGTAGAAGAGCAGTCGTGACAGCTGCCTTATCGAGCTTATCCACATTTGCATGGCACCACTTAGAAAGGTCGGTTTCAGAGACTGGTGGACCCATAAGCCAAATTGGAAGACCTTCGATCGGAACAGCAGTATTACTTGTAATAACCTTGACTTCTTCGGTTGCCGTAGGATCAAGAACACGAACAGCCATACGATCTACCTTCGCATTATTGAGACTCTTGTAATCGTCTCCGCCAGTATGCGCCTCGACATGTGAAATAATGAAAGAATTGAACTTTGATAGCTTGGTTGAAATATACTCAATCAAATCACGATGACACACTGGCTTATTCTGCTTCGTCTTCCAGTTATTTGCTAGCCATGCAGGTAGCCAAGTTGTTAGGCAATCCTTGGAATACATTGAATCCGTAAAGATATGAACATCCACTTCAAATCCAAAGTTCTTTTCGATAATATCGACTGCTCGTAGAATCGCCCGGAGTTCACCGCGCTGATTGGTTTGAGGCTCAGTGTCTGCTAGTGGACCGGCCTCGCTAAATTGTTCGTGTTCCGGGAAGAAGGCAGCCCACGAACCACGGGCTTTCTTCTGACCATTGCTTGAACACGCACCATCTGTAAATACATTGATAACTACCATTACTTGATTAAAGGAGTATGGATGTAAGTAGAAATCCGTTTTGAAATACAACGGCTCATAATAGCCGACTGAATATTGGTTGGATCTTCAACATGAAACCAAACTCTGCACTTGAACGACCGTTGCTCAAGCGATCGTCGGAGCATTTGTTGACAGGAGTAAGTTAGGAACTCCGAATGTAAAATAAGGAGAATTCGAAACCTAGTTGACTGTTTTGCTGCAACTTGAGAAATCCAGTTATCGAACCATGGAGCAAAATTATCTACAGAATTCAATTCGGCAGCATCAACTTCTGAAAACTCACACTCCTTCGAATGTTGTTGCTTGTACTCGTTCCAAATCTTTAGAGTTTCGTGATCATTTAGGGGTTCAAATAAAAAGTAGTGTGGCGGCGGAAACAGCAACATGTTAAACTTACTTATTTAGTCCCGTTTATACCTCTGGTTTAGACGCTAAAATTTTCTTGATTGGAATGTCCGTTGATACAATGTAAAGGCTGTTCTCTGTAGCTACAATGTAGCAAGTCTCACACTTAAAAACTGACTGAATCGTTGAAGTATATTCGGAATCCGACTTTACGAGATACTTCGTAGACTCCTGAACGCCAATGCAGCACTTCTTCTCTAGGCTGTCAGCATAGTAATCTAGATAAATTGGCTTGTCCTCAGTTACAGAAACCTGGGCCGCACGAAGCAGAACGCTGGCAGGTGGGACTGATACAGACATTTGTTCTATCAACTTGTTTGAACTTGAATCTACTGAACGCATTTAATAGCATCTTCTAGCTTGAAACGAGACCGCATGTTCAAGCTTGGAAGTTCTGGGCGAGGAAGGTCTAATACTGTCTTGATAAATCCACCCAGCATAGTTCGCAAATCTTTAGCCGATAAAGGAAGAATCTTGGCAGTTTCAAATAGGAAATCTACATATTGGGTAGTATTCTCTTCCGACTGCTCAGTCTTTGGCTGTTTTGCCATTGCTGCCAGGTCGGCCGAAACATGCGTCATACATTCTCCTACAGTTTGTTCACTAACAAGTTCGCGAACAAATAACTGGGTCACAAACTTTGCATAACCGCGACGCTTATCCTTCATCTTCATCCATTCAATGACTTTGTCAGCATAATCTCCATCTGAAGTAGAAGGATATGTTAGAGTTTCGGTCATACTATAAAGTTTTGGAAACATCTGTGTTTGAACTAGCAGATCATCGCGAATTTCGGGAATTTTGGCTACTAGCTTTGAAGCACAATCTGCCATAAGGTGTGCATAACCCGATTGTGTAATAGCCAAATCGAATAGAAGCGTTGTAATGCGCAAACGAAATAGCTCGTCGCGCTTTTCAATATTTGCGATAACTTGATCAGAAAGCTTATCGAGAGTTCGAGTCGAAATCTTGTTTAGTGCTCCAAATATATCCGAATACTCTGGGTCATCGCGCTCCTTAACTCGGCGGACACTTTCTACAAGTGCATTCTCTCGCCAATTATCTGGCTGTGCTGGCTTCTTTGCATATCCTCGCTGAGGTGCACGATAGGGGGCCTTGAATGGAACAGGTGTAATGCGCAGGCTAGCAATGTTATCCTGAACAATCTTTGGAAGTGCCAACTTCGGACCAAAACGAACCCCATACACTTGTTCTGCAGTGAGGCTCATTGTCATTCTTAGTTATATTTCCTTTGTATGAAAAACGAATCCATTTTAAGTATATTCAAATAGTATAGGAAATGGGGTCAGAAATAGCTACCACAAAGTTCCAATATACTTGGATTTTGTGGTATCATGACCCAAACAACAAGGATTATACCATGGACGGTTACCTAAAGTTTGTAGATATCTCTACACCCCAGCAATTCTGGACGGTTGTAGATTCAATTTCAAAGGAAGCATGGGAATCGGGGATGTTCTTCTTTATGCGCCGAGGGTTCAAGCCAGTATGGGATGTTCCTGAAAATGAAGCTGGCGGAGCATGGTCAAAGAAGATTGATGCTGAATCGGCTTACAATACATTTGTAGATATGATGATCAACTGTGCTACAAATGAACTTATGATTCATCGTCGTGAAACTTTAGTTGGTGTTACAATCTCGCCAAAGGGTCCTTTCTCGATCATTAAGGTCTGGAACAGCACAACGACTGTTTCTGATAATTCATACTTAAACCCGGCCATGAAATTCTTCAAGGTGGCTGAAGATGTCACGTATACTCCTCATAAAGCTCGTCCTAAGTAGTAGTAATGAAGATTACTATTGAAGGATCTATTGTAGAAAAATTAGAAAACTATACAAGAAATATTATCAGTTTTTTGTATAGTTGGTTAACGACTGATGGAGAAGTTTTAGGATATATTTTGGGTGTAGTTCATATTGTTATAGGAACCACGATTCCAATTATGATTATTATATCACATTCTATTTACCCTGCTTTTTGGTTTCAGTGTTTAGCATTTGGATTAGTGTTATTAGTATGGTTGCAGCATGTGTTTTTGCGAGTATGTATAATTGTTGTTGCTGAAAAGAATTTGACAAAAGGCGGTTCACCTTATTTCCGTATATTCAAAGACACAACAGGTATTGACGGAGAAGTTCTTCTTCATTATCTTGTAGTGTTTGAAACTGGAGCATTGGTGGGATTATCAATGGGACTACTGAGACAACTGTCGGTATTTATTTATGAGTTTTATGGAATTGAAATATAATGCGGGATCTGTTTACCGATAAATGGAATTCCTTTTGGCATTTCATTTTTGGGTTTTTAGGATCCTTTTATAGACCAGTCCTTGATGTATTTATAACATACCAAATGATAGATCCTTTGGAACATAATATGCTCATCGATATTTATGAAGGAATGATTGGGTTTGTTGTAGGGTTATATCTTAAGCTGAGCATGGCATCAAGCACAGCTTTACCGAGCCAAGATTAGCTACAACATACTGAATCATTAAAAACCAGTCATTCTTCATATGAATCTCGAGATTGTTACAAAGGTTCGTGCACTTCGTAAACAGAACGAGATGGGGTAGCGAGAAGTTACCCGTAACAATTTCGGAATTCTCCTTCTTCTGAATAGAAAACTCGTTCTCAGAATCGCCCATGATGGTAGTGCGAGACGCAAAGTGACCCTTGCATCCAAAAGTCAGTGAAGATGAAACATTCTTTATCTCCACTGTCTTTGCACCAAGTAGAGTCATATCGCGGCAAATCTTCTGGAAATCCAGCGATGGCATCGTAATATGGGTAGAAAACTCAGTTTCAGGTAGAGAAATATCGGGCTCGTCGCGGTCGAGTAAATTTAGCTTATAGCGGGTCACCTGCTTCTTCTCTCCATCCTCAAGTAGAATACCGAGAGTATTAGGATCAGCCTGATCTACATAAAAAGTTATCGTATCGTCATTCGTGGCTGTTCGCAGGATACGGTGGAGATGATCCGTATTAATCCCAATCACGAACTTGGCAGCGGAATGATTATATCCGAACTTCTCGAACTTGTCGGCATGTAGGCGCAAATGAACAAGAACCGTGCGAGTATTGTCCATGGCTACCATACGAATACCATCCTTATCAAAAATCAGTGACATCTCTACAAGAATACACTTCAAAGCTTCCGTCAGTGTGCGAACAGCGCCTGTTTGGACAGTCTTCGCTTCCACGATAAACTCTGGCATTTTCTAAATTAAGTTTTCTTCGTTTAAAATCCTTTTGGCCCATCCTGGATTCGAACCAGGGTTACGAGATTCAGAGTCTCGTGTACTAACCAACTATACGAATAGGCCGATTATACTTGAGTTTTAATCTTTAAATGGTTTCATCAGTTCCGTTTCCACACATTGCTCCGCCACGAATGCTGCGCTTTACACTGACAATACGACCATACTTATTCTGCTTCAAATCCTTGCGAGTTAATCCACCAGGAGTCTTCTCGGCCGTTCCATTCCAAACCTTACGGCGGCTACCTACCTTACGCTGAGTCTTGTGATTGGGCATCTTATTTAATTAATACCCCATTTATTATTCTTTGTCAGCATTTTTACATGTTCTCTAGTCCATTTTTAATTTCCATTCAACTCTTTGAGATCTTTCGCGATGATAGCGGCAAGGTGTTTAGTGAGATAGTTTTCTCGGACACGCTTTTGCGCATTCTCACCTATATGCTTATACTTGTCATAGTTTGCCAAAATATCATCTATTTTTGAATTTAAATCTTCTTCGTTATCAAAATATATAAACTCTTCATTTTCTGTAAAAAACCGTTCGATTATTTTATGTTCATCCCTGAACACTAGTAGAATACATCCCATAAGAGCACCCTCAAACATACGACCCTTCATTTGAGGAACCAATCCATCGTGAAAATCCCAAGGAAAATGTTTTTTAGTCAAATCGTTGGAGTAGTAATTTGGAAAATTTCGTTTAGAAATAAGCAAATTGTGCACTAAATAAATCTTTACTTTGGATATAACTTCCATCTTCTTACAAAATCCGTCGTAATTATATTGTGACATATACTCTTTCAATTCGCGAAACTGATTACCTATTTTACGAATAACTGCTCGCTCGCTCATTTCCATTGGAGGCAGTCCGTGTATATAATGACCTGTGTAAAATACATCAATGGTTTTTGGGTTCTCTATAGAAATATCATTGTTGGGATAAAATCCACATTTAAATTTATTGGTGTTGTAAAGTTCATTTAAGTAGTTACACGAATAAGGGCATATAAGATAAACTAAATCAAAATGCTCGTTGTCATATGCAGAGTTATAAGTATATAAGAAGTTAGGAGTTTCCAGATAAAATCTAACTTTCTTGTTTGTATCCCCCGAACAATCAGGTTGGTCGTTTCCCAAATATAATGTAACTCCTTCGGGTATGCAGCTCGTAAAATCATACGAACACATGGGATCAAACCCATAGTTGCCATTGCAACTTGATCTAATCATGTTGTCCTTCATTACTTCATTTTGTTTAAATACATGTCGTAATCCGCTATTACATTTAGAGACAGGCCACACGTCTTTTAAAATGAATACATTCCACTTCCACAACCCTGGCCATATTGGCGATAACCTTTTGAATCTAAAGTATTTGTTATCTGTTGCTGTAATTCTCAAGGAAAAAAAATATAAAATTTATTATTATTACAACACCGAGTATGTGTACAACAAGAAGGAAACACTTATGCAATACATTGATCCGGAATTATTAGAAATAAAATCCTTGAGCGAAAAACCTTCCAACAGTGTTCAATTATGGATGGCAGATCCAAAAAATGGAGTTTTACATGATGAATTTGAGAGATATTTCGAACAATTTTACATAGAATTATCAAAATGTTTAAAAATTGAAAGTCTAAATGTGCAGAATACGTTATGGTTGGAAGAAGCGTATCTATTGCGAGTATATGAATTGCTTGATCCGAAGTTTAAGGACATTGATATACTTATTTTGAATAATGTGGGTATGTCAGCTCAATATAACAACAATGAGGCATTGAATCAACTATGCCACTATCTAAACTCCAAATTTAATGTGGCAACATTAGCAGATATAGGTATAAAAAATGTATCTGCATTAACTTTGAAAGAAATCGGTGCAATATCGACACGGGCGAAATATATAATTAGTCCAAATTCGGGACCGTTAATACCGTGTTTCAATAGTTATGCTAAAAATCATGTAAAGAAATGGTTCTTTGTAGGTCAGGTGTTTTCATGGTATAGTATAGATCATGTGCAATGTGGCACAGATGTAACCCCTATTAAAGAGTATTTTGATGGTCTTTAAAGTATACTATCAATATCCGACAAAGTCAGCGAGAATGCTTCTAATATGTTAGCTGCACTAAAAGCACAGTCCTTTCCCACTTGAATTTTCCGCTTATATTCGGAAGGTGCATCTTTAACGAAATGTATAGTTGTATCGTAATGAAATTCGCTTCTTAGGAGATCGTCATTCTTGACACAAATAACTATTTGGTCATAAATATACGAATAGTATCGTATAGGTTTGATGAACTCCCCTGTAATTATCACACCTTCATCAAACTCTATAAATAGTATATTTATTTTGTAACCCTTCTGTTCAGTATATTGAGACTTTGTGATAGAATTAATCTTGTTCTTGATTCGAAACCGTACGTCGTTTAGGTCGATCATTTCTTTTGCCGTCTTCAAATAGTCAGAATCAGGAAGGTTCCCGTCTCGAAGTTTATCCATCAGTTTCCATATTAGGATATTCACTTTTTTTGTAGATTCATAAAGAGACTTATAATCGGCAATAAAGTGTTCTAATTTTGTATAGAGTGCAGTATACTCTGCCTCAACGCTTTGCCTGCGAATGTCGTTTATATTTGAGAGTTTGATATCCAAAATTGTCAATTTGTCAAACGCTTCTCCTAGAGATACTGGTAGGAAAATCACACTTGCAGTCTGATTGCTCATTTTATTATAAAGTTAAAACACGGATTCTCTAAATCAATAGATTTTGAGTCTACGAAACCACAATTGAAGTTCAGTATTGACACTCAATTGTGGGTTTTTGAAACCCTTATGATTGCGATTACGATATATCTTACTTTCACGCTTAGTTGGAGTAAGCGAGGCCACCCATGCCGGACATGACGCGGAGGACGTTGTAGTTGAGGGCGTATACGCGGACCTGGGCCGTGTTCAAGCTCTTGACCGTGTTGAGTGAGACCGTGAGCTGTAGCGTGGCCTTGTCAATACGAGAAAAGTTGCATGAGCCGGAAGGCTGGTGCTCCTCGGGGCGTAGGGCAAATGAGTAGACGTTGATGCCCGTGGATGGGGAGCGGCTGTGGTGCTGGTAAGGCTGGACCTTGTCGAAGTAAGAGCCCTCGCGCTCCGTGAAGCGGTCCTGGCCGTTGAGCTGTAGCTTGGCTACCTCAACAGGGTTCTTGCCCTCGCAGCGTACACCGGAGTCTAGAATGACCTTGGCTAGGAGGTAGTTGACGCCAGACTCGAACTCCTGCGCGCCAGAGAGATCCTGGCTATCCGCACCGATGAACGTGGCGCCCTGCGTGGGGCCGCGGCCGAGGTTGGCCGTGGCATTTGAAATCTCCGTGCCAGCTACAGCGCCAGAGGCCTGGGAGAGGAGAGATACGATCATGCCATCCGTTGAGAAGTCATCGGAGTAGTTGAAGGGCTGGGCGCCGCCAACTGAGGCTAGCCAGCCAGCGCTTGAGCAGTCAACGAATGAGTCGCGCTGGACGACCCACTGGAGCTCCTTGACGGGGTGGTTAAAGTTGAGCTGGACCTTGTTGGATGAGCTCGTGATGGACTCAGCACCCGTGTACTGTACCTGCTCAATCAGGTACTCGTGGGACTGCTGGGCGAAGCGGCGGCGCTCCTCCGTGTCTAGGTAGACATAGTCGACATAGAGAGAGGCAGCGGCGAGGGACTGCGCGGGCGCCGCATCGGGATCGCCTAACGCGCTCTCGAAGTACTGGCAGTTCTGCCATGTCTCGAAGTCTACATTGATGCGGACCTCGTGGTACTGGAGGGCGATTAGGGGGATCGCTACACCAGGGTTGCGGCAGAACCAGAACTGGAGGGGAATGTAGAGCGTCTTGGCTGGCGTTCCACGGCGGGCTACGCAAGAGATCGTCGTCTCCGTCGTTGCGCAAGTCGCATCTAGCTGGAGGCCACCCGTGCGCTTCATTAGGACTAGGTCGTGCGTGTTGCCGATCATTGAGTCTAGAACGGCTACATTACCAGCATCCGTTGAGAGCTGCGTCCAGATCTGCATCCAGTCACCATACTGGCGGTCAATGCGCTGGCCGCCGATCTCGAGCTCGACCTGCTTGATTAGGCGGTGGCCGATGTAGTTGAGCCAGCGGAAGCCGCCGCCCGCCGTGAGGGCCGTCTTGAAAGTGCCCGTTGATGCAGTTAGGTCAATCTCGGGTAGTACAACCTGTACATAGGTCTTGTACATTAGATCGGCGTTGCGGTTGATGACGGCCGTTACGCGCTTGTTGAAGTCCGCCTGGCCGTTGAAGGTTACCTCAATCGACTCTACGGCGAAGTTCGTGTGGCGCTTGTATAGAATCTTCCAGAACGTAATCTGGGGGTTTCCGGAGATGTAGATGTCCTGCGCACCATAGCTGACAAGCTGCATTAGACCTCCACCCATTTCGTGTTTATGCTATACTGCAACAAAAAAAATTGTAAGGATAAATGGACGCTCTACTTTTCCCGACCGCGAACCCCATTCTCAATACTTTCCTTCGTTCGATTGTCCTCATTTTGGCCATGGTTTTTGGATTCAAGACCACTTTATACACTGCATACTGGGGAGCTGTTGTGCATGATGCCATTTCCCTCCTATTAATTCGCAATATGGTATAATGGAAATTGTCATTCGAGAACCCAATATCTACAATATTCTTCCAAAGTATTTTGGAAATGAAGGTCGACATGAAACCGTCACCGATGTCAAGTTTTTGGATGATAAAACACTCATCATTGCAAACCGACTGGCGGCAATGATGTATTATGTAGAATTTGATTTGGAAACAAAAACATTCAATATACTTGATGGAATATCGTTAACATACACTCTACCTGGAGTTGAATTTAAAAACGGTAAGTTCCAAAAACGATCATTCCCAGATTTTGTTGATTTAATGACGATTAAAGGAAATACGGTATACTATGTATCATTGCAAAAAACTATCGGACAAGTTGATATCATAAACAAAAAACTTATAAAGCGAGACTTAGTTGTGATTCCAGGCCAAAACGCATTCCATTCTATAACCTTTCATCCTGTTAAAAAACACATGATTTACTTATCATCTGCGATGTTTGCACCAACTAGGAAACTCGTAGTTTACAATTCAATAACATCTGAGAAAAAGGATATTATTCTTCCAGGTTTAGAAGGATGTTTGATCAAAGATACTAAATTTCTCGAAGATGGAAGAATAGTTATCAGTGGAAGTAATGGAATGATATCGACTAAAGACGATAAGAAAGTATATGATGGATTTATTGGATTGTATAGTCCAGATTTCAAGTGTATTCATCTGGTTAAGATCCCCAATATTCAGAATGATGCAGTTTCTGTAAAAAATGACACCATTTATCTTACAACTCAAGGACCATCAGGAGGAGGAAAGGTGATGAAGTATAAAGTCGTAGAAAACAAACTCGAATTTGATGGTGAAATTGAAATTGGAGGATTTCCACACGGAATTGATGTGCGCAATAATCTTTTAGCAGTAACTGCAATGACCCAGAGTTCTGTTCATTTAATACCTATTTAATCATCTTCTTTCCGTGATAAAAAGTAGTTTTTAAGTACTTCATTTATCGCAGGACTTTTCAATTCATACATTCCATAAGCATTTGTAGTAACTGCATCTTCCCAGCTTTTTATTTTTAATAAATCAGGTAAAGTGTGTCGATTAATATATTGTCTATTATGGATAGATCCATGATATAAATGGTAGATATCTATATCTAAATAAGTCATACTTCTTGCCTTTTTATGTGCGTTCTTAAGCCATCGTAAGTATTCGTTGCGAATAAATGGAGATTGGTAGTCATAACCGTTTGAACTAAAAACAGTAGCAATTGCAGAATCGCCTGATCCAATTATAGCTTTATCAAAAAATCCCCCAATCTCTTTCAAGAAATTTCGATTAAATGCCCAGCAGAATCCAGGATGTCCTTTTGCCGGATTGCCATACAGGCGGAGATATTTCCCCCAAGATGTCAGTTTAAAAAATACATTTTCAGATGCATCAAGGTATAATCCTGTACCGAATCCTTGAACCGCTAAAAATTTATCCAGTTTGTTAGAAAACATATCGACCCAATTTGGGATAGTAAAAATCAGATCACTATCCATAAAAATAAGTTTTGTGTAAGTTGAAGGTATCTTCTTTTCAAGCATATTGAAGAGCTGTTCTTTGTAAAATAAAGATGAATTGGCTATGGTAAGAAGAGTGGGGTCTGGAATAAGTTGTGGAGTGTCTCCGATAATACATTCGGCAGTAAATAAAGGAATGTTTGCTTCATCCAGCATCTTTTTTACTCGCATAAAGTTTTCGCGGGGTCGGGTGTATCCAACAGAACTAAAGTAACACATACATACGGCAATATCCGTATGAGTAGGTTTAGAATACTGTTTTAACATTACAAAAGCACATCAAAATATTTAGCTAAATACTTTGATATGCCTCCTGCGTGAATCGAACACGCGACCTTCTGTTTACAAGACAGACGCAATACCACTATGCTAAAGAGGCTTATTTTTTAAATGTTAGTTGCCTGTAGATCCAAATCCACCATCACCCCGATTATCGGGAGGAGGAGGTAGATCCTCTACCGAATCTACTAGAATAACTTGATCATATGGCAGCCAATTATGCTGAACAATCTGGAATAGACGACGACCTTCAGGAATATTATAAGTTGGCGAAGTAGTATCGAAACAATCGACTCGAGCAATAAGTTCACCACGGTATCCAGCATCTGCAAGTCCAATCTGATTAGACATGCGCAAAGGAGTCAAGGAAGTAGACGATCGAGCGAGAAGAAGATACGGCGCCTGATTACCGCTAGAATCTAGGGCAGCAGCCACTATACCAGTCTTGATCTCTAACCCAAAGTTCTGAGAAGCTCCTGCAACTTCTAGATTCTTCTCCTGACAGATTAGATCAACACCGGAATCGGTTGAGCGGCGATTCCGAACATGTTCACGCTGGAGTTCGCGGTGATTGGGGTCAATGACATACAGATACAGACTCATTTGGATATATTAGACTTTTTTCATGAAAGTCGTTATTGGTGTGAATGAAATAATAACTAAACACATAGCTGCAAGTTGGGTAAGGATATTATAAACCATTTCTTCAAATGGAACACGTCCTAAAGCGTAGCCAGCAAATGCAGACAACGGATTGAAGTATCCCGAAGTTATATTATGTGCAATTGTTAGGATTGAAAAATATACTGCTGCCATCACAGTAGGATTAGCTTCAGTTAAGAGTTTTGCATACACAACTGTTGTTGTTCCTAACAGTTCAATGAAGTACTTGTACATTGTTTTAAAGGATAGCTAAAACTTACCAAACTCCAAACTGAGGGTTGTAGTTCACAAATTTATGTTCAATGTCACTAAACCCTGGTTTTTGTATACATAGTGTTGGCTGAATAACAAACCAATTATCAGTTTCAATTAATTTTAGCCAACAGCGATCAAGCGCATAAAGAGAGTGTTTAGATTCGTCATTTGTAAAGTTTTTTAAACCATCTTTGAATGTTTGAAGTAAAGTTTGGTAGTAATGTTTGTTTACTAAATATGCAGTTCCAGTAGAAACATATTTAGCTTTATATGTCTGGCGATCATAGTCAACACATGCACTACCCAAACACAAAACATCAAATGGGTTTGAAACTAGTTTTTCGTAAATAGGATAACCTACTTCAAATTTATTCCAAATCATATCATCTTCTACAATCAAAACATTATTCCAGTCGTTTTGGATAGCTAATTCAACAACTGCAATATGACTCATTGATGCTCCAATTGCACCATTTAGGTGTTTAATAGCTGGAAAACGCACAATCTTTTCTGATGGAAAAATAGACAACTGTCTTTCTATTTCTGCCCGCCTATCGGTTCTTTCGTCTAAATTTATATAGACTACTTTCTCAATGTCTTCAAACATTTACATCTATAACTGTAACCCCATTAAAATAGTAGTTTCCCGGCACAGATGAATCATTAAACCATTTTGATGGCATATAAATAGACCGAGTTGGATTTAAGTAAGCCCCCCACCAAGAAAAAGAAGAATTCGCACAAATGCAACCCTTGCATTGACTCATTAGGTAAAGCGTATCAACTTCTGATTCATTAATAATCGGAAATTTATTATCAAAAATATTATTTGTATATTCCTTATCGTTTGTAAAGACAACAAAGTCTTCATTTGGACATAGTTCTAAACATTTAATGTAGTATGATGTTAGGTTAATATTATGCAGTTCCTTACCTTGTTCTAGATAATCTCCGCCTCGCACATGAATAAAAAATTTTGATTTTATATCCGGATATTTAGTTAGAATTTGAGTATCAAATAATAGTTTTGGAATAAATGAATCGCGAATTTCATCAGTGTACAAAAAATCCTGAAAGTATCCTTGATACATAATACTATAGTACGACTTGAAATCCGGATCTAAATTAAGTTTTTTCTCATTGATTTTAACTCGAACTTTCTCATTCGTGGTGTGAGCAATCCAGTTCTTGAATATAGATTCAAAATAATTGGCATTAGAATGTACTGTTCCCGGGCTTCTTGTTGTAGTTATTTTTCCAGGAATGTTATTTCTCTTTGAAACATAGTCTAGGAAAGAAAGTTGAAAAAGTTGATTTCCTAGTCCGCCTTGGAGATATACTGTTACGAACATTAAATATTTAATTATGATGTGTTTATATTACTCAAATACCATGCGAGGAACAATATGCATAGCTTCTAATTCTTGAGACCACAACTTAACTGCATACGGAATAGTCTTCATCTCGAAGTTAGTGTTCACGCCACAGCTTCCGCACTGATACACATTTTCCGCAGGATTTACAACAGCAAGAGTTCCACAAGTCTTACAGAATCCTGTCGTAAATGGATCACTAACATCCATAAGACGTTCCTTAGTAAACATGGCGGCGCCGTGAGAAATCATACAATCACGCTCCATCTCTCCAACACGCAAACCACCATCACGAGACCGACCTTCACACGGCTGCCGCGTGAGAGACACAATCGGACCACGGGCACGAGAATGTTTCTTATCGATAACCATGTGCTTGAGTCGCTGGTAGAATGCAGGTCCCATAAATATCTCGGCCTCCATCAGTTCTCCAGTTTGACCATTATACATCATCTCGTTGCCGTAAGGATGCATACCTAAATTCAGTAGATGTTCTTTTAGGGTTCCAATTTTCAAGTGGGAATAAGGAGTTCCGTCGCCCAAAGTTCCGCGGTCGACACAAATCTTTCCATACATGGTTTCCATAAGCTGAGCAATGGTCATTCGCGAAGGAACGGCATGTGGGTTCATGATAATGTCTGGACGAATTCCGGATGCGGTGAATGGCATATCTTCCTCGTTTAGAATGATACCGCAAGTTCCCTTCTGTCCGTGTCGAGAACTTACCTTATCTCCAATCTCGGGAACACGCTCTGAAACTACACGAACTTTTACGAAAGGGTACCCATCAGAATTTTTATCATTCCAAACTCCATCAACCCGGCAAGTTTCAGAGCTACGATGCATAGTTGATGAATCGCGATAAGCGTAACCGTTTGGATCCGACTTTAGGCTAGTCACCTTACCAATGATAACATCATTCTCCTTGATATAAGAGTTCATTGCAGGCGCACCATTATCTTGAATAGCATGGTAAGCACTCGTCTTGAATCCACGGGTATTCTCACGCCTTGGCTTAGCAAACTTCTCTTCCTTACCCGATGAAACATTGCGATGTTCTTCATCCTTGTAGATCGTGTAATACAAAGTCCGGAACAATCCGCGGTTAACTGAAGCTTTATTTAGAATTACCGAATCCTCCTGATTATATCCTCCATAAATACCGATAGCCACCATAACATTATCACCAGAAGGCATCTCATGAGTATTGAGAATATTCATCATACGAGTTTCTACAAATGGTCGCATAGGAGTGCATAGGATATACCCATTCTTGTCCAGACGCTTAGCGTAGTTACGAGCAAAGATACCCATCGCTTGCTTACCCATAGCTGATTGGTAAGTATTACGAGGCGATTGATTATGATCAGAGAATGGAATACTCGAAGCCATGTGACCAAGAATGAGCGTAGGATGAATTTCACAATGAGTATGTTCTCCAGAAATTTCAGAAGGAAACATTGCAATTTTAAGAGTTTCGGTCTCAGCTGGATCAATATATTCAATACATGCGCGGATCCAATCATTCCACTCAAGTGGATTTGATGGTGGTGAAATTATCTTACCATGATCTACTCGAAATAGCGGTCGCACAAACCGGCCACCATCGGTTTCAACATTAATAATATTCTGTTGGATCTTCCATGAGATTCCGGTATGTGGATGCAGACGAAATGAAATCTTGGCTTTCTTTAGATAATCATATACGCTCTTTGGATCAGAAGTATATCCTAGAATAACGCCATTTACAATAATAGCAGTTCCCTTGTAACAGTCTGTATTATTCAAATCTGTAATCCAGCTCATTTTGTATGGTAGATCATTCAGAACTGAAAGAACTACTAGCGAAGAAGTATGTTGGGTTACAGAGGTTAGCATAGACATACCCTTCACAATACCTACAGAATGACCTTCAGGAGTTTCTACTGGGCAGACATATCCCCAAGAAGTGCCGTGAAGCTTGCGAGGAGCGAGAAGTTTACCGGACTTTTCAACTGGAGTCTGAATACGACGGAGATGGCTCAGTGTAGCTGAATAAGAAAGCCGGTTCAAAACTTGTGATACACCTACCTTTGTAGCTGTGGACGCAGTAGAAGTAGTTCCAAGTCCCTGAACCGTAAAGTTACCAGTAGCTAGCGCCTGCTTCAACTTACCTTCAATAGTCGAAACCTTCAAGATCTTATACAGATTATTGATGTTGAGAACTTCTAGGGGTCGAGGAACTTCACGCTTCTTCCAGGTATCATTGTTAACTTCATGAACGAACTTTGAGCGAATATCCTTGCATACTTTCTGAAACAGCTGACGGAACAGATGGGTAAGCAGAGCACCAGTAGTAACTACGCGCTTATTAGGGTAAGCATCGCGGTCATCAATCTTCATTAAGCCTTGCGCAGTCAGAATGAGCTTACGAATAACCCATGAAGTTAGAATCATTTTACGAGCCTCCAAAGTTCGAAGAGGAACCTTTTCGCCTCCAAATCGAACATGAGGAAGATACTCTGTTTCTAGCAAAGACCGGACATATCCCTTCTTATCTTCGGAAGTAGTGCCATACTGCAAATGGTGAGTCAAATACTCAATTGCATCATCTCGAGTATAAATCTTGATATCCGAACATTCCTTGAATGAAGCTGCGAGCATATCAAGATGTTTTTCATCTGGATTATCACCCCAAATGAGTTCAGCAATTTCCTGATCCGATTCCAGTCCAAAAGCACGGAACAGAACCATCAAAGGAATATCTTCCCGGAAACGAGGAACACATGCAGTGAGAGGGTATCCGAACCCATTGAACTTAGATGTGATACGAATCTCCAGCTTCTTTGGTGGAGTTGTGAACGATTCATGAAGTGACTTCATTTCCGCAGAGAATCCAAACTTAGAAGATGTCTTTTTATTGAAGAAGATCATGATCTGGTTATCCGCCACCTTCTCCTGACTTAGAATCGTGCGCTCAGATCCATGAATCAGAAAGTAACCGAAAGGATCATGAGTACACTCGCCAATCTCTTCCTTGGAAAGCGGGTAATCCTTCATGATACAGAGTGAAGATCCTAGCATCACAGGAATCTTACCTAGTGAAACTCCTTCAAACACTTTGACTTCCTCCTCGAAAGTTCCATAAGTTGGGGCCTTGTATGCACGAGTCGTAAACCGAATATCACAAAACATCTGGGCAGAATATGTAAAGTTGCGTGTGCGAGCATCCTGCGGAAACATAGGCTTAATACGACCAGTTGCTTCCTGGATACGGGGCTTGATGTAACTGATATTTTCAAATGAAAGACGAAACTCATACTTATACTTCTTTGTCGCTTCATCCTGTTCATGCCACACAACGATTGGAGCAGTTGAACATACAATGAGCGGGAGCTTATTACGAATAAAGTCTTCAAAAGACTCGATCTGATGCTCTACCAACTTATGAACGCCATCATTCTTAAAGTAAGTTGAAATTGCGTCCCATTCCATGGTAATTCTTAGAGTCTTGTTCCCCGTAAATCTATTTATTCGTTTTGTAATAAGAGAGCATATGTCCGATAAAGTTGTAATTACTAAAGTTGGCGAGGATGTAAAATCCTCAGCCCCGGTTACTGCAGGAAAGAAGCCTAAAACAATGAAGACCTTTCCTCGCGGCGTTCTAAAGAAGACTTTAAAAATTAAACCAGTTGCAGATCCAGCTAAGCCGCCGCCGTTAAAGAAGTCTATGCGAAACCATACTATACGATTGATTACCGATAAAGGAGAGAACCGTCATCGGAAAACAATTAAGCGCAAAATTGCTAAAATGTCTGATAAACAGGTAGATGAAATGGTCACAAAGCACAAATTGTTAAAAAGCCCAAATACTCCTCCTAAACTCAAACGCGAAATGTTGAAAGGCGCTATGTTAGCCGGATTCATTTCCGACACTTAAATAACTGAAATGACAGCTGTGTGGGGACCATTGGGTTGGATCACTCTTCATTCTATATCTGTTAACTATCCCGAAGTTCCCTCAGTCGCAGATAAGCTTATTGTTAAAAAGTTTATAGACTTATTTGCCGAAACAATCGCATGTCCAAGTTGCAAAGGACATTTTACGAACATGTATAGATCGTATACTTCTCGTTATCCAAATTGGGCTGATAGTCGCTATAATTTATTCTTATTTATCGTAAGAGCCCATAACACAGTAAATAGACGAATTGATAAACCTCGTCCAGCGACTGTATTAGAAGCTCTCGAAAGTCTTCGAGCAGCTACTAAACATAAATCTCCAAAGGAGTATCGGGCTAGCTATATTTCGTATTTATACAATAATTGGTCTCGCCAAGGAGGTGGTGAAGGCTTTATACAAACAGGTAATGTTCGTGAAATACAAAAAATCAATAATGAATACTGGAATCCGCGAGAAACCGGGTTTTCAATTTTTTTACCAGAATCCGATATATTACAGCCAATCACACCTTCAGGACCCCCTCAAATATACCCATTCATACAAAAACCAGTTCCCATGCAAGCTACATCATCCGATAATAAGAATGGAAGAGCGTCATTGATGTTTAAAGATGGACGATTGAAGTTAGTGAACCGTTGATCCAAGGAAGAGAAATGCGGGGTTTCATTTCCCAATCGTGCCGTTTCATCCATGGATTTCTAGTTTCCGAATGCAATTCATCTGGAAATTTTACTAACTTACGAGCCTTTCGCAAAGAACTTTTAGGCATAATAAATTGTAACTGATCGACAACTGTATACTTAAGTTCGCCGTCTTCAATATTAGTTTCTGCGTATTTTATGATATCAGACACTAGTGGTGCATCAGGATAAGGATAATACCATTCCCAATTTACTGGGGAGCTTTCAATAAAGTAATCTAAAGTCCAATGAAATGTTTTCCAATAAGCTTCGACAACCGGTTTCATGTCAAAAACTCCGTCCAAAATATGCAATCCATACTTTCGAGAAAACTTAGACTGCTCTTTACCCAAAATACCCTTTTCTTCCGGTCGTTTTCGTAAATTAATCCGCGTTTTCAAGACTTCCATTTCTTGAGAAGCAGCAAGTTTCAAAAACTTTAGGCGGCCTTGCGGACTATACAGATTTGGGTTTTTGGCTTCAGAATACAGTTGAAGAGCACGGTTATATCCGTCTTCGCGCAAAGAAAACATTCCCAAATTAGGCATGAAATCATTGCCAAAACACAGAATAGAAAGAGCTACATACTGATTAATTTCAATGGGGATTTCAAGTGCTAATCCCCAAATATCCAGTGTCGCAAACTCTGCTGCTTTTAGTGAAGGATCATTGAATTCGGCACTTTCACGAAGAAGTGTCATTCCTCCATTTTTTGAGAGTTCACGATTTTGTAAACAAATTAGGATAAGATCAGCATCCAGGCCATAAATACAAACAGTTTGGCGCTGGGATTCTGGGATACGATCTAGTTCCAGCATGAGCTTATGTTCTCCTTCTCCCGGTTCTGAAGTTCTAGACAAAATAGCATAAGGAAACTTTAATGCAAGAGCATTTTCAAGTTCGATCATATACGGCGTTCCAGGAGAAATTTGGTTACGATCAAAAGTTCCGGTTTGAGCCTCGTCTTTAATTCGCATACGACGGTAACGCTGCTGGACAATCTTGGCGTATGGAACTAAGCCATCCAGAGCAATAATCACAATTTTTGCGCGACATACATTATTCAGTATGTAATCGAATGCTTCGACCACAGATTGAACAGGATCATCATCTTTCAGGTATCGGTGAATTAAACAGTTAAAATCTACACCAAGAACATCAACTTCTTTTGGTGCATTTCGCTTGACTGCATCTGTAATTCCACGATGTGACTTAATTAAACTTGCAAAATAAAAGGGAATGCCCATAACTCTATATTAGATACTCAACCACTATGAAAGCCGGTATAAGCCTTGATTAGATTTTCCTTGGAATAAAGACCACCTTCCATTCGCTTATACATATCAAGAACGGTAGTATTCAGCATCTTGGCCAGATCTTCATCGGTAGGCCCCGTGCGAGCCTTAATGAGTTTATCCGTATCCTCGGATGTTAGCTTTCCTGCAGGAGTATTTGGAACAGGTGGAAGTTCCTTAGGTCCGTTCTTAGCTAACGATGGAAGATCGTGATCAAATGTTGAATTCGCCATTGGCTCGTCTTTTGCTCGTGTGCCAGTCTTGCCGCCACTGATCCACTGTCCTTCCGGAACCTCATCTATTTGAATACCATGAAGCCCGTTTGCGTCGGCAGGCTGAATCCAATGAGGATCCGCTTTAAAGGTTTGTTCCGCCACCTCATCCATAGCATTGGTCTTAGCATCTTCCATCTGAATGTCGGCAACGGCACGTTCACTTTCGTATTCCATTGATGTGTTAATTTCGAAATGTCTAAATACATTATATATACAAAATGGAGTGGTGGATGATCCTTTTAGCCGTGCTTGCCGTTGGAATTTATGCGTATTCGATTTCGTCACAAATCAAGGTTACGGGAGGTAAGCCTGGATGTTCTTCTTGCCCCAAACAGGATGATCAGCCCAGCACAGTATGAGTTGTTCCTTTCGCATCTAAGAACGCGCGGACTGCTGCTAAATCTTCAGTATTGATCTGAAGAATAGATGATGATTGCCGTATAAGAGGTTCCGTTTTTGCTTCTACAATAACTCCTGAATCTTCAGTGATTCCAGTAACTGTTTCTACCTCTTTTTTGGGTTGAGGAGTATGTTCTACTTCCCCGACCGGCATAGGCGATGGTGCGCGACGAGACGATTTATCATCTTCAGGAGTGGAAGGGCGCTCAGTTTTCTCGTCTTCGGTATTCGCTTCCACATGTGGAACAGTCGCTGCCGATGGAGCTACCAACTTTTGAACACTCTCAGGAACAAACTTATCCTTTAGTTCCTGTGGAACCATATCTGTAATACTTTTTACACTATCTGGAATTTTGATACTTTTGAGTATGCTCTTGGGATCATTGACCATGGCAGTCACTGATCCAAGTGGGTCGCGCTTGAAGTCGTCAATTGTTTTTTGAGGAATCATACGACGAAACCGTTGTGTCCAGCCAACTGGGAGATACCGTCCAGCTGCTAGAGCTACCGCAACGATAATGAGGGCAAGTGTGCTTCCCAAAAGAGCATTGGTGGTGGTCATATTTGTAGCCTGTCCATCTACCACAATAATAGGTAAGGTAGCATTCTGGGTAGGGCTGTATGTCGGAGTTACAGTAGGGAATGAAGTTGTATAAAACTGCGGAGTAGATGTTGCCGACATTGTCGTATTACTTACCTGCTGGAAACTTTGAGGAGATGGACTTAAACTACCTGATGAACTTATGCTCACATACACACTCACACTAAAGCTTGGCGATACACTTGTATCAGAACTTTTAGAAGTCGTAATGCTCTGAGATCTGGTGGCTGTCGTAGATTGACTTGTACTCACACTAGAAGTTGGAAAAACGGAAGAACTTAAAGTTGCCGACGGTGTAGGAGATAAAGAGATGGACTCAGTTGAAGACGAAGATCTAGATGTTGATAGTGATGAGCTAGGAGATGAAGATGATGTTTCTGTGAGAGACCCAGTTAGGGAAGCAGTATTTGCAGTAGTTGGGGAAGGTGAAGCTGAAGCTGTAGCGCTTATTGATGGGGTGGAAGCTAACGTGGCTGAAAGAGAAATGCTTTGGCTCTGGCTCAATGTGGAAGATTCAGATCCGGACAGAGTTGCAATAGAAGATATGGTCATGGAATTGCTGGCAGATATGGAGACGGAAGCTGACGAAGAAGGGGTTCTGTTAGGAGATGTTGATAACGAAACACTGGAAGAAGACGTTGGTGAAATACTGGAACTGAAAGAAGTGCTTTGAGATACTGCAGTTGTTGGTGAAAGACTTGAACTGGAAGAAGTGCTTTGGGATACTGCAGTCGTTGGTGAAACACTGGGACTTGAAGAGGTAGTAGCAGACACAGTTGTGCTTTGGGATACTGCAGTCGTTGGTGAAACACTGGGACTTGAAGAGGTAGTAGCAGACACAGTTGTGCTTTGGGATACTGCAGTCGTTGGCGAAAGACTTGAAGTGGGGCTGGTACTGGGACTAGAAGAAGTAGTAGCAGATACAGTTGTGCTTTGAGATACTGTACTGGTTGGTGAAGTACTAGAACTTGATGATGTAGTAGCAGATAGAGTATTGCTTTGAGATGACGAGGCGAGTTCAGATATGCTAGAACTAGAACTTGAAGATGTAGTAGGAGATATACTCGTGCTTTGAGAACCTATAGATGTCACACTGAAACTCGACGATGTAGTTGCCGATAAACTAGAACTGGAAGTCGTAGTAAGTGATGGCGATGGGGAACTGGTAATCGCAGGACCAGCTCCAACCGCTACAAATGCAATATTTGTTGATTGATACCAATATGCAGTAGTTGGATCAGTTTCGCCCACCGTATAAAATGATCCTGTTGCTTCAGGCATCAGACTGTTCCAGAAGTAGGGAGATAAACTCGGGACTCCCAAAACAATATCTATTATTCCCGGGGTCGCATTATAGAACGCTAGAGCATACTCTACATCTCCTCCTAGAACATACGAGGATATCGGGTCAAGATCCGTGAATGTCGCAACTTGTTGAGAATAGGTTGGAAAACTCCCAGGAGATACCACGGAAAATGCCTTTGATGCCAAAATAGTTCCTCCTGGCATACTTCCACCACCAACATTCATGAGAGCAATTGTAAACGATGCTGTTCCTGCACTCAACGGCCAGTATTGAATAGAAATTCGGTTAATCCCCATATTTGGGAAAGGATACGGTGTCAGGACGTTCAAAGCCTGTACTGATGTATCAAGCGAATTGTGACAGCACCCTACCAATCCTTGGAACCAGGGAAGGTATGGCGTCTGTGTTGGCGATACTGTGGACGACACCGATGGAGCCGTTGAACGAGTCGTAGAAATGCTCATACTTGTAGAAGGAGTTTGCGAAGGAATAAAGATCGTGGATGCAAAAAAATAGGCACAGAGAGGACTCTGAGTTGTATACGTCGTTGTTTGAGGTGAGCCGTATGTGTAGGTAATCGTCGCATACCGATTGATAGTGCACCCTCCAGTGTTATCTCCACCAGTATATGTGCATGTGCAGGTAGTAGATGTTTGCGTACAGGTAGGATTCGCACCAATAAACTGTTCAGCTGGTGGAGTGAGATCGTGTGTAACATTTACCCAATGCCTTACATGATACGTAGCAGTGGCATGTACAACCGTAGTCCATACCCCTGTAAAATAACTACGAGCATCCGAACATACACCAGTAGATGTAGCTGTTGCTGATGCAGAGGATGTTCGTGACACGGAAGGACCCCGAGAAGCACTCCTACTCACGCTTGGTGTTCGTGAATTGGTTCGACTCCCACTTTCCGATCTAGAACTCGTTCGGTCTATTGATCCGCTGGGCGTTACACTCCTGGATACAGAGGTAGACGCAGTCTCCGAAGCCGTCAAACTTGGCGACACCGGAGATTTTGTGACAGAGGGAGTTATTGATGGAGTCGGAATGATAACGGTATACGACATGAAAAAGACTGAACCCGATCCAAGATTAATCATATTGGCTACAATTTGAGTTCCACCAGAATCGTAAAAGGTCGCCTGACCAATCCCCGTTTGTTCCGTTGTTCCGACCGTTGTCCCAGAAAAGTCCATGTAGTACCATTTATTGGCATTTGGACAAGAAGGCTGTCCACAGGGAGAGTTAGCCCATGTCCATCCATCAGCGATTACTTGAACTGCAAGATCACAGTTGCTTCCGCAGCACTGTACAGCTCCCGAGGTTGAAAGACGAGAATTACCAGTACTTCCATGGAGCTGGATAAACGCAGGAAGGGTGTTTGTTCCGTAAATTGCAAAGGCGATTTGTTTCACTTTTAAACCGGTAGCACCAGCTGGCAAATTTTGGGTCAAGCCAACATTGAAAGCACCAGAATTGGTACCACACGACACAGTCTGCCACGCGGCGAACCCGTTCCAGTCGTATCCCATAGTTTGTGCTCTGGCTCCTGCGAACGCCAGCACACCCATCAATAAACGCAGCATTTGTATTTACACGACTTTTGATGTAAGATTTACATTTAGAGAATATTTGCCAAGTAGTAACAAAATGTCAGACCCTGCCCCCGCATCTCAAGTTGAAACTGTTACGGGAGTTGTTGTAGATGCTCCAGCTCCAGCTCCAGCTCCAGCTCCAGCTGAGGTAGTTCCTACGCCCGTAACGGTTGAGGCCCCAGTCCCAGCCCCGGCCCATGTCTCCGCAGTAGATTTTGGCGATCATGGTGCCCTCCTTAAGTTTGCACTCACGAAGATTGTCGAGGCAGAGCTACAGGCCGATGTGGCTCTGGATGACAAGATCAAGCAGGTTGTTGATGCCCTCAAAGCCGAGATCCGCAAGGCCGATCTATCTCCTTCTGTTCGTGTGGCTGCCCTTGATTGGTGTGATGATGCGCTTCCCTATGTCATCAAGGCAGTAGATATGGTTCAGGCTGAACTCAAGAAGGTTGCGGTAACCGAGATCGCTAAGATTCAGGAAGTTGCGCTGACGGAAGTCAAGAAGTGCTGCCCCAGCTTTTTCACGAAGAAGGCATAAATAAGTATGTCATGTAAATATAAGTAAAATGGATTGGATTTCGACCGTATTATCCGCTCTTTTGTTTGTAGCTGCTGTTCCTGGCGTTGTTGTAACTCTACCTTCTCGCAGCTCACCCCGTAACACGATTCTACTTGTTCATGCGCTTCTATTTGCAGTCTTAACTTCGGTAGTTATGCGCTTTTACTGGCTGAATGTTCGCGGTTATGTTGAGACATTCGCGACAAACTTTGGCGATAAGTGCCCCAATGGATTCGTAATGGGGTCTACCGAGACGGGAATTAACCAGTCTGGATGTGTCCCAGCTGGACATGCAACTTACCCTGCTGATGCAGCACCAAAAGTAAAAACTGCTTAAATACAAATGTGGAAGAAAGCTCTACTTATTTTAGCGGTTGTTCTACTCGTAGCTCACTTTGCCGGTGTATTTGAACAATTTGAAAATCCAAGCACCAAGGTTGTTCATGGATGCCCGGAAGGATACCGTCAGTGTGGTGGTGGAGACTGTGTTTTAGTTTCAGATAAGCATGCGCCGTGCCCAGGTAAAGCTGATGCTTACTGAACACCAAACTTATTACAAAATCTTAAAATACAACATTGCGGTGGATTTCCATCCCAATGTTATTTTTTTTTGAATTACGATTCGGTGTGAATATACTTACCAACCAGGCGCATCGGGAACCTCGGCGTGGCGTTCTAGGTAAGTTTTTTTCATGTGTTCGGGCGCAAAGTACATGCGCACAATAGCATCTACTGTATTAATATCAAACTTCTTGCACGAGAATACATCAAGGTATAAATCATTCGTTTCTTCTACAAAATGTCCAGTAATATTTGAGGTTTCAATGAGCTGTACAAGTGTATAACCTTCTTATTTCCTGACCCAAACATGACAATCTGGGGTTTGCCATACGGCACCATTTCAATTCGTTCAACTAAGGTCTTTGAAAAGCGTTCAATATTGGTAGGGCAACGAATATTTTGGGGCATACAACGGGCGGCATCTATAATAAGATGATAACCCCACCGGCTGACAGTCATTGATATGTTCTTGATGAAGAAAATAATGTGAAAGCCTTTTTAAACACTTCGAATAAATTCCCATTTCAAATAATCACAAATCTTTGCCCATATTTGATCGTGGGCAATCAGACGATCGCGACTCTTCAGGAGTGGAAAGTATACCTTGTACTCATCCAGTTCCAATAATTCAAAGAACTTATAAAGAATGTAAGAATATGATAAGAAATTGGTTCGGTCATCGGGACAGTATATTAAAAATGGCGCCTGGATTTCTTGGAACATAGCCCTTATCTTTTCTTCAATTTCAGGAGTAATTGTAGGGGGAGGGTTACCATTAAGTCTAGAAATAATATGAGTAGCATGTTCATAATACTTTGATCTATTCAGCTTCTTTAAAATTTCGCGCATATCCTTTTCAGTGAGTTCTGCGACATTTTGAATTCGGCGTTTCTTGATTTCCAGAACAACTTCGTTCATCACTTCATTGGGAATTATGGTCGACTCCTTTGCTTGAAATTGGTTCAGAATTTCGTTCAAGTGATTAATCTTCTTGTAAGCGTAATTATTACGCTCCTTGGGTGGATCTCTGAAACTTGGGAAATCTGAAACCACTAACATATACTCTTCCGACCCACAGTTTGGACATACTAAAATTCCTTCTTCTGACACTTCTTCGCGAGAAATGTTACACCTATCACAATGTTCTACAACTGCTTGCTTTACATCTACAGCTTCTCCAGTATTCAGTTTCATGCGTGAAATATACTCGTCATACAACTTCTTCTTGGATGGCGCAGCAGTTTCATTGGACTGGGATAAATACTTTACGAAAGTGTTGGCATCGGAAGGTAAGCATGTAACGCTTTGTGCCTTATCTCCTGTTCCATAATACTTCAGAATAATATCAGCATTTTTCAAATAATAATCTTCTAACTGACTTTCATTTTCTATCCGCTCTGATAAACTGCGAGTTTCTTCGCGAAGTTTAGTTGACTTTAAGATATCATCTAGTTTAGTCGATGATTCTAGTTGTTCCAATTCCTTTTTTGATTCGTCTAATTTCTTTTCCAATTCCTCAATATTTGTTGTTTCTTCCTTTATAGTGGAAACAACAGACTGATGGATAGAATCTAAAGTTCCGGAAACAGTATCCGACTTCTTTGTTCGGATCTCTCTGGACTTCTTAATTCGAAAAACATTGTCCATTTGTAAACTTCAACTTTACTCTCTTAAAACTCTACTTCCACAGTAAAAAGGCTAATGCGACCCCCGCCACTAAAGTCGGAATGAACGCACTTGGACCTTGATTTTCAAACGATTCCGAAGATGATATGCATTGAGACACATCTACTTGCTGACACTCATTTGTATCAAAATCTGGACTGAGAGATGTTGTCAAAAAACGAGCAGCTGCACCATCTGTGACTGTGCATTTATAGCATTCGCACGCAGGAGAAGAATCTGCCATCAAAGAATTCATGAGATACAAAGGATTTAAACTTTCAATATCTCCAATCACGCCTGGAATTAAACCCTGAATTCCTGATCCAAGCTCTGACATTCCTTGAGGTAATAAATCACCTACACTCGGCTTGTTATTCACATAATTGTATCGTGGCTGCAAAGAACCATCAGGGGCAGTGCAAGTGCCGCCAGTATTAACAAAATACTGGTTACCTAACGGAGGATCTCCATCAATTAGGGTAGAAACATAAGTTCCAATCGCGTCCATATTCGTTCCAAGCTGACTGAATGATCCATCAGTTCCAACACCTAGAGATGAAGGTGCGGGAATATTATCGGCATAGCTGTATGAAGGCCCTAAGAGGTCGGTTTCAACATTAGATGCGCCATTTTCAATATCTGACCAAATTGAATTTTTACCCAGATCTCCCATTAACTTGTTATGTGATTTTTATTACTTATGTACTCAATAACTTGCTCTTTATAAGTCGAATTAGTGAGGGCACATGGTCTTTGTTTAAGGATAGAATCCGTAGCTAATTTAAATGAATAGTTGAATTTCTTACATACGAAAAGCAGAGCTAAAAACCCAGAACGGTTGATTCCGCACTGACAGTGGATATAAATATTACCTACATCACTATCGCGAAGATACTTGTTAATTGTTTCTTCAAATTTAGGATACCATTTGCGAATATCTTCCTCGTGGCTATCCAGGGCTTCTAAGCACATATAATTTTGAGGATGCTTCTCTCGAAACCAAGTTGGGCTATCTTTATCAAAAGCGCAATTAATAACATGAGTTATGTTATGATGTTTGGCAAAGCCAGGTGTAAGATACATTCCCGGTCCAAACATGATATTAGTATGAAGTTTAGCAGGCGGATCAATTTGCCATCCTTTAGACCTTCGGCGAAAGGAGAACCACTCCATTACTACTTGAAAACGAATCTGTTTTATTGAATGCAGCATCTATCAAAGTCACAATGGAATACTCGTCAGTTTTCAAGCACACGCATTTGCATTATGCCGAATTGCTTAGGCGTGGTCAGGTAATTGCAAGTTCGCGGAACAGGGCAGGGTCTCGTTCGCTTGGTTGTGGTTATTCTGATAACACTATACACGCTGAACGCGCAGTTGTGAAAAGTTTAGGTGACACTTCACAACTTCGCGGTTGTGTTTTGAAAGTTGTTCGAATCAACAAGCAGGGCAAGATCCTGAATTCAGAACCTTGCTATGATTGTATTAAGTTTCTTGAAAAGTGTATCAAAAAATATGGTCTGCTGAAAGTCCTGTACTCTTCAAATCAGGGAGCTACCGAGTGTACCCACGACATAACCAACAGCCACAGCCACCCCTGCAAGGATCGCCGCGCCCATGTATGATGGTACACCTCCGGCAGTGTAAGTGTTGGGAATGTACTGCAGAATTAGAGACCGAGGTGTAGATAGGGAAATAATCATAGCCGCCAGAAAAAATCCAAAATAAGTCATCAGATTTTTCACAGCATACCGAACCGTAGAAAAGGTGTGGGCTTGGCTATACAGTTGCGCAGCTGGCTTATTTTGGTTCTGTCCCGTCGTCATTCCATTCGTTACAAATGGGTCGGTGCCTCCCGTCACAATAGGCGAGAAAGTCGTAGACTGCGGCAAGCTTGGATTTTGGACTGGCCCAGATCCCATAAGTTCACTTAAATCAGTAGCGCCATCCATCTTGTTTATTTAAAAGAAGGTAATTCACATCGTGCATCTTCCGCGTGGTAGGTATAACACTTTTTGTTGAAAGGAACCGTCTTACCCTCAATATCAGCTACCGGGACGGAAAGAACTGTTTTAGTAGGTATTGGACGATGAAACAGCATTATCGCAACTCCAAATCCAATTAAGAACGATAGGAAAGGTATGGCTCTTTCATTACGAAAAATTCCGAGAATACGGTCAGCAAACATTCCTTCTCTATTGTGTTGAAGCTATGAAATTAAGCGACTTCGAATCTCCTGAACACGGAACTTCAGTTGTCTTAAATTTGACGCATCCCGTTTTCGTAAAAAAGACCGAGCTTTTGTCGGGTGTTGGAACATCCTGACTCTCACGAACTGGCGGTATGAATACTGAAACCATTAGGAGTCCAACAAGAACTCCAACAAATAACCACAGCAGTGATATCATTACTTTGTTGTTTATATTTTAGTTAGCTGTTGGAAGTACTATGCTGACACGCATAGTAGGCGTACCGGTAAATGTGAGTGCAGTGCCGCTATTAACCACGAGATAAAAACTGTGATTTGTTACATAATCTTCATTTATGTATGCCATAAACCTATTGCTATAATCTAACCCAGCGGTAATTGCTGAGAAGTATACTAAAGGATACGGGTTAAAAGTTGCTATTTGGATAAGTTTATATGGCGATGTATAGTTCCATGCGAATAAACCAATTCCGGCAGATGTCGAAGTTGTAAACCTAAAGTTAGTAAATACAAATTCATATAGCCCAGGCATTCCATATCCAGTATTTCCTACTACATTTTTAAATCTAAAGTTTGTGTAATAATCAGGTGATCCAGCATTATAACCACCCCATTCAAAACATTTATCAGTTCCATATGATCCAGCTCCAGTTGTTCCAAATGTTATTAAACTTAAAGTTTGTGTAGTGGTAGGAGCTTGAGGACCATCTGGAGGTGGGGTTGGAAGTGTTAAAAACTGAGCAGCAAGAGTAGTTGGTCTAGCAACTCCATACCCAGCTAATGTTGTTAGTGGACAAAGAATTTCACTGGTCGTAGGATTATGACTTAATAAGGCAGCATTATATGTTGAATCTTGATTTGAAAATCGAATCGGAGCTATATATGTCGAAGCAGTTTGTCCTGTAACTCCATTTACAGCAGTTCCTTTAGCATTTATGATGATTGTATTATTTGCTTGGTTAATTAAGCCAGCACCCTGACCAATAGCAATTGAATCGGTGCCCTGATTTGAATATCCCGCCTGATAACCTATTGCAATTGATTGTCCGATTCCGAGTGTGCCACCACCTTGCCCCGATTGTCCAGCTTGATGACCTATCGCTATACTACCTGAAGATTGACCCGCCCGTCCAGCTTCTGCTCCAATACTTACTGATGTGTTACCTTGACCAGATTGTCCTGCATTTGCACCAATAGCTACTGATTCATTGCCTTGACCAGTATAGCCAGCATTATATCCAATAGCAACTGAATTTCCAAGTGCACCTCCTTGGCCAAATCGTCCTGCATCACGACCTATTGCTACTGAATTTTGACCTTGGTTTGAACCACCTGCCCATGCACCAAGTCCAACTGAATGGGATCCTTGTCCAGTTTGACCTGCAAATCGTCCAATACTTATACCCGTGCTACCAACTACCCAAGCACTTGTATACGAATTCCAAAAGACATAATCTGCCCAGTATATTCCGTTTGGCCTGAATGTTCCTGTAGGTCCGGTGGGACCCGTAGTTCCTACACCATCGGGACCAGTAATTCCTCGAGGTCCTGTAAGACCAGTAGAACCCTGAAACCCAGTAATTCCCTGAGACCCGGTAATTCCCCGTGATCCCGTTTCTCCTTTAGCTCCAGTTTGTCCAGTTGCTCCTGTAGATCCCGTAATACCCTGAGGTCCAGTAATTCCCTGAGGTCCGGTTCCTCCAGATCCCGTAGGCCCAGTAGGTCCAGTTCTTCCTGTTGCTCCGGTAATACCTTGAGGTCCAGTTTGCCCTCTAGCCCCTGTTTGTCCAGTTGCTCCTTGAGGTCCCGTAATACCTTGAGGTCCAGTTCCTCCAAATCCCGTAGGTCCTTGAGGACCAGTATCTCCTTGAGGTCCAGTTCCTCCAAATCCTGTAGGTCCAATAGCTCCAGTTTGTCCAGTAATTCCATCAGGTCCTGTTATTCCCTGAAATCCCGTTATTCCTTGAGCTCCTGTAATTCCTCTAGCACCTTGAAATCCTGTATCTCCTCGAGGTCCTGTAGATCCAGTTCTTCCTGTTGCTCCCTGAGGCCCCGTTCCTCCAGCTCCTGTAGCCCCTCTAGCTCCCGTAATTCCCTGAGGTCCAGTAATTCCCTGAGGTCCAGTTTCTCCAGCTCCCGTAATACCTTGTGGTCCAGTAATTCCCTGAGGTCCAGTAATTCCATCAGGTCCAGTAATTCCTCTAGCACCCTGATGTCCAGTATCGCCTCGAGGTCCAGTATCGCCTCGAGGTCCTGTAGTTCCTGTAGGTCCTGTAGACCCCCGCGACCCAGTAATTCCTTGAGGTCCAGTATCACCTCGAGGTCCAGTTCCTCCAGAACCTGTAGCACCCTGAAACCCTGTATCTCCTCTAGCTCCAGTTTGTCCAGTTGCTCCAGTAGATCCTGTAATACCCTGAGGTCCGGTAATTCCTTGAGAGCCTGTAAGTCCTATAGCTCCAGTTTCTCCCGTAGCTCCCTGAGATCCTGTAATACCTTGAGGTCCAGTATCGCCTCGAGGTCCAGTTCCTCCAGATCCTGTAGGTCCTGTAGCACCTGTAGATCCTGTAATACCCCGAAATCCAGTGTCACCTCGAGGTCCAGTAGCTCCAGTTCGTCCAGTAGCTCCAGTAGCTCCAGTAGCTCCAGTAGCTCCTGTTATTCCTCGATACCCAGTATCACCTCGAGGTCCAGTTCCTCCAGATCCTGTAGCACCAGTAGCTCCTTGCGAACCTGTAATTCCTATAGCTCCCTGATATCCAGTATCTCCTATAGATCCAGTATCTCCTCGAGCTCCCGTGTCTCCTTGAGGTCCAGTTCCTCCAAATCCTGTAGGTCCAATAGCTCCAGTTTGTCCAGTAATTCCATTAGGTCCTGTTATTCCTTGAGATCCTGTTATTCCTTGAGATCCTGTAATTCCTCTAGCACCTTGAAATCCTGTATCTCCTCGAGGTCCAGTAGATCCAGTTCTTCCTGTTGCTCCCTGAGGCCCCGTTCCTCCAGCTCCTGTAGGTCCTTGACTTCCAGTAATTCCTTGAGATCCAGTAATACCTTGAGGACCAGTAATTCCCTGAGGCCCCGTTCCTCCAGATCCTGTAGGTCCCTGACTTCCAGTAATTCCTTGAAAACCTGTAATACCTCTAGCACCCTGATGTCCAGTATCGCCTCGAGGTCCAGTATCGCCTTGAGGTCCTGTACTTCCTGTAGAACCCTGTGACCCGGTAATGCCTTGAGGTCCAGTTCCTCCGGATCCCGTAATACCCGGAGGACCAGTAATACCCTGAAAACCTGTAGCTCCTCTAGCTCCAGTTTGTCCAGTTGCTCCAGTAGATCCTGTAATACCCTGCGGACCAGTAATTCCCTGCGGTCCAGTTCCTCCAGATCCCGTAGCTCCCGTAATACCCTGAGGACCAGTAATACCCTGAGACCCTGTAGCTCCTCTAGCTCCAGTTTGTCCAGTTGCTCCAGTAGTTCCCGTAATACCTTGAGGACCAGTAATTCCCTGAGGTCCAGTTCCTCCGGATCCTGTAGCTCCTGTAGCTCCCGTAATACCCTGAGGTCCAGTAATACCTTGAGGTCCGGTTCCTCCAGATCCTGTAGGTCCTTGAGGTCCTGTAGATCCCGTAGGTCCTCCAGATCCCGTTATTCCTTGAGGCCCTGTTCCTCCAGAACCTGTAGATCCTTGAGGCCCTGTAATACCTTGAGGTCCAGTAATACCTTGAGGCCCTGTAGCTCCAGTGTAACCAGATCCTGTAGGTCCTATAGGTCCAGTTGGACCAGTGTAACCTGGTCCTGTAGGTCCCGTTCTTCCCGTAGGTCCAGTAGGTCCCGTTCTTCCCGTAGGTCCAGTAGGTCCCGTTCTTCCAGTGGCTCCTGTGGCTCCACTTCTTCCTGTAGGTCCAAATGTGCCTGTCTCATAAATAAAAATGTATGGAAATATTATTGGTCCAGTTGGAGGTGTATTAATACATTCAATCCTTAACTGTTCTGGAGTAGAATTTGTAATTGGCTGTGTTTCTACTAGAGATCCATTTATATAATAGTATGCGGCAATACTATTAACATAAATAGAAAACATATAACTTCCATCTAAATAGTATGAACCTCCTCCGTTGATGATAGTATTTTCTTGAGTCATAATAGTTCCATAATATGAAGTTGTTCCTAACCGAATATAACCACCAGTTGCTCCTCCCGTATATGGTATACTGTCAAAAACATAAGGAAATCGAAATGAAACATAAAAAGCTTGGTTAAAATTATCAAAATAATCTAGCGAAATAACTTGGTCGCCTGCTGTATTTATTTGGAGACTGGTTGGCGATAATATGATAGGAGAACCTGCATTTGCCGATAAAGTGAATGGTGCAGCACCAGTTGCTCCGTGTCTTCCTGTGGCTCCGGTAGGACCTGTTCTTCCTGCGGCTCCGGTAGGACCTGTTCTTCCTGCGGCTCCTGTTGGTCCAAATGGACCTCCCTGATAAATAAAAAGATACGGAAATATGATTGGAGCAGGTAAGTAATGAGTAGCTTGAATTATAAGTTTGGCAGAAAGAGTAGGAACTGCAGCTGCTGTTGTCTTTAGTATTCCATTTATATAATACAATGCAGTGTTACCGACTATATTTATAGTAAAATTATTACCGCTATTTATAGGATATAAAGTTCCATTAATTTTAATATTTGTATTATCTTGTATAACTGCAATATGCTGACCCGTTCCAAACTCAATATAACCATTGGAATTTCCTAATCCTGGAGCTGGTAAAGTTGAGGTATCTGGATATGTAAATGAAAGAATTAATGTCTGTCTACTAAAATTATATGTTTCAAGTGAAGTAATTTGATCAACTATATTATTTAACTGTATACTTGTTGGCGATAATATAGTAGGAAGACCGGCGGTTGCTACTAAATTAAATTGTACAGCACCCGTAGCTCCCACTTCACCAGTTGGACCAATTGGCCCTGTTTCACCTGTTGGACCTGTTTCACCTACAGCACCTGTTGAACCTGTTGGACCTGTTGGACCTCTCGGACCTGTAGGTCCAGTTCTTCCGGTGGGTCCGGTAGTTCCGGTAGTTCCGGTGTAGCCTGTAGATCCTGTAATACCTTGTCCAGTAGGACCAGTTGGTCCTGTAATGCCTGGTCCAGTGCTTCCAGTTGGACCAGTTCTTCCCGTTGGGCCGGTTGGTCCAGTATAACCCGTTGGCCCAGTGATTCCTCCTCCAATATCATTATATATAATTTCTCCAGTAGATGAGTTGTAATGTAAAAATCCTTGAGTCACTGTTTCATCATTCGCGACAGGTAGAACATAAAAATGCCCAGTCATTCCACTTCCTCCATTGGTTGCATCAAGCATAATTGAATTATTAGATAACCCACCTATTGCAGCTTTTTGACCAATTGCAATTGAGCCGTCTCCTTGGCCGGTCTGTCCAGCTTGGAAACCTATAGAAATAGCGCCAACTCCTTGTCCACTTTGTCCAGCTTGATAGCCTATTGCAATCGAGTTAATAGATTGACTAAATTCACCGGCATGACCACCAATTGCTACATTCAAATCTCCAACTACCCAATCTCCAACACCGTTATTTACAGTATTGTCCCAGTATAAATAGTTTCCGTAGTTTGTTCCGTATCGTTTTGTGATTGTTAGTCCAATAAAAGGCAAAATACGACGAGCTGAAATTCCATTGCCTTGTGCAGAAAAAATAGAATCGCCAACTCCCGTCCAAATATCTCCATCAACACTGTATGCCAATGTATTTGTGCCCAATCCCGTAGCAACCCAAACACTTCCATTCCACGAGACTCCATCGCCTACTGCAAATATTGTTTCAGAATCAGTTGCTGGTGTCCAAGTAGTTCCATCAGAACTGTATGCAATTGAGTTTCCTCCAGAACCAACCGCTACCCAACTAGAACCATTCCATGCAACACTCTTTCCGTTAGCACTGAAAAGAAGTGTAGAATATGGAACTGGAGTCCAAGTAATTCCATCGGGACTAGTTGCTATAGTATTTGTTCCTTGACCAACTGCTACCCATAAAGATCCATTCCATGCGGCACAATTTCCTTCAGTAGTAAATACAGTGCCTGCATCTGTCCAATTAACTCCGTCTGAACTATAAGCTAGCGTAGAATCTCCAGTGCCGGCTGCTACCCATAAAGAACCATTCCATCTTACACAATGACATGTTGTAAATAATGTTGCAGTAACTCCTATCCAGTTAATACCGTCTGTACTGTATGCTATAGTGTAATACCCAGTGCCAGATGCAATCCATATAGTTCCATTCCATGCGACGCTATAACAGGCACTGAATATAGTATTAGAATCTGGAACCCCAGTCCAATTAATTCCATCAGAACTATACGCTATAGAGGAATCTCCAGTACCAGTTGCTACCCATAAAGATCCATTCCATGCAGCATTATAGCCAGTTGTAAATATACTACCATTATTTGCAGGAAGCCATGCTATACCATCATACGAGTATGCAAGCGTATTAGTACCACTTCCAGTTGATACTACAAAATTATCTGAAGCAAGTGCATTTAGTTCTCCTGCTGGACCTGTTTGACCAGTTGAACCAGGAACCGGAACAGTAAAATTAGTTAGTGTTGTGCCGGTATACAAGTATCCTTGTGTTATCCAAAGATCGTATGCGGTTTTTGTAGAATCAATGGGATTTCTATCAGTAATATCCCAACTATTCGGACCAATTAGAGCCGGTGGGCCTATAAATGTCAAATTACCAGTATAGTAGTCAAATACATATTGAACTGCTGCAGGACTAACACGCTGAGCAGTTCCATTAGAAATTGCCGTGGCATCGCATGTTTCTCCAGATTGTATGGCGTAAATATACAGATCATAGCTAATACCAAAAATCTTTGGAATCCAATTTTGGAGTCCCGATTGCCAAGATACACCAATAAGCTCCTTTTGGGGATTTGCTACTCCAATACCCCAAGTAGATGTAAGTTTTACAAATCCCGGGTTTGTAGCTACAAAACCACCGGCGCTAGATGGATGTGCACATGCAGCTTCTGCTCCATCATACAAAATAGGAGATTCTGTCCATACATTATCGGCAAATATAATACCACCTGTAGAAATCTGTTCGTTAAGTCCAGAAATTGCCGATTTAAAAACATCGTCAGTTTTCACTACTGCAACGGCATCTTTTTTAAATACATAATCTAATGCATTTGCAGTTATGGCATTATATGATGCCATCTTTACTTACTTATTTTAACTACTTTTTTTGATAAATCTTAACTATTCGATATGTAGATGTCACTTTTTGTTATGTAACCTGAAAACTTGATGTTGACATATATATCCCCTACGATGGTATAAGATGCTGATGTATTAAGCTGTAATGTATATTTACCGCCAGGGTTAGATCCTCCGCCACAACCGCCTGGGCTATTGGATGGAATACTCCAATCATACCATGTAGTTGGAGTTGAAGATGAAGTCCAAAGTCCCCATATATTAAAGACACCAGTTGCGCTTCCCCCCAAATTTACAACAAATGTATTCAAATAACCTTGAGTTGAAAGTTTAAGTAATAAATACTTTATTCCGGTAGAAAAAGTTGCCGGTTCTGGTAATATATATGTATTATTTAGTGAAGTCATAAAATCATCTGTACGGAATTTTCCATCGTATGGATAGTATGCTGGATCATGACTCGATAAAGTCGATAAAGTTCCGGGACTATTAACTACAATATTTGATAAACCTGGTGTTTGCGGACTTCCTTCTACAGTTGCGATTGTACACCGGGTTATTGACAGGACTGATGAAGATGATCCTGGTTTTAATGGGATGGTAACTTCATCTGGTACTGGGTAAACATATCCTATAAATGTTTGCGTTCCAGGCCAAGTATTTACAGTTGGGAAAAATGGTATGTTTAAAGTAGTTTTAGCTATAGCATTTGTTAAGTTTGCTTTGAGTGGACCTATGCCTGTAATATACAATGTTTGGGGAACAGAGTTGAAATAGTTTACATTGGCACTTGTATTCGGAAATGGGAGATATCCGCCACTTCCATCGGAATATTCTAAATCAGTACAGTGGTATGTAGCATATGCAGTTTTTACAACTGAAAATGTATTGTAATTAAAATTTTGATTATCAATAATATTATAAATATTATTAAAACATGAACCATCTTTTGGAACTGCAACCCATGAACCATCTGTAAAATACTCGATTCCACTAATTGCAACTGTTGTTCCGGTAACTCCCAAATCAGTATAAGGTGCAACAATATTGGGAGGACCCATAGGATCCGATTCACCTATTGTGAACGGGACAACTTTTGACAAGAAACTTCCATTACCTATTCCCCAAGTATTATGTGTATCAATAGTTATCGTTACGAGATAGTTTCCAGGGGTTGGCACTATAACAGAAAACGAAGGCGTTATGGTATGATTTGGTTGGCCGGATGTAATCAGATTATTGTAAACTGTAGTATCTATATTACTGTGTGTATAACTATTTAACACTAATGGAGGATAATACTCAAAATTTGTATTGCAATAAATTGCATTGCCGAATATCTTTATAGTGTATGTCAAAGTAATCGCTACCGGATCAAAAACAATATTCGTTACGGTAAAGTCGTTAATGTATGCATGCAATCCAATGTTTCGAACGAGCGGATAATCAAATAAATCACCTACACCTCCAGTTTGTCCGTTGCCACTACCTGCAGGCCCTGTTGGTCCAGTTATACCACCTGATCCACCAGTGCATCCGCACTCGGGACCCGGAACTTCACATCCACATGCATATCCATGCTTTCCTACATAAGGTAACTGTTGCCACGGCCTAACACCATCACCAATCTTCATCTGTCCAGTATCAAGTTCAACTCCTGGTTCTCCAGCAAGTAAAATTACATATGATTGAGCCCACGCGCTACATGTTTTTCTACGAAACTCAAATCTTATTGATCGGGTGCATGGATTGTTACACGACATTGTTTATTTCGATCAAAAAAGTTAATCGTAGTTACCATCATAAACAAACTCTTCACAGTTGTCATTTTTATTACCATCAATGATGCATCCGTCATTAGTATTTCCATCCATGACACATCCAATACTATTGTTGCCATCATACACAATATCAGCACAAATATCTGGGCAAATACGACCAAACGCAGACAAGAACAATGCTTCAACCACTCCAGAAGTTGTTCCAGTTGTGTGCTTTGTTTCGCGAATCTTCTTTCCTGTTCCACACCAGTCTGGTCTATAAGCTTTCCCAATAGCTATTCTGCGTGCAGATTCTGTCCACATCGACGAATCTCCGGTCTTATTCACAAAGCTTCGTTCTTTCCCGGTAGATTGGTTGAACGGAAATCTAGAAATATCGGGAGGTTCAGGTTTAGACTCATATTTGTAGGAGAACCATGCAAATATGAGTATTGAAATTACAGTAACACCTATCGCAATGATGGATAAGTTCATCCCTTATTATGTTAATCTCATCTAAGTTTAGTCTTGCAAACTAATAAAATGGGAGATACTGGTACTATTGAAGTTTTGGGTGCCACTGGTATGACTTACCTCACGACTATTTCTCAGTTAGAACGGTACAATGATACGATTGTTCAGTATGAAAATACTGACAAAAACACTATGAATCTTATTATTCAACCTAGTACATCTGAAATTCAAAAGAACCTCATTCAGTGGGCTTCAATTGGGTTTCCTTCGAATCACCAGGTTTTATCAATAAGTTTAATTCGCCCATCACCATGCTCTGATGGTAAAGAACGAGATATGCAAGAGTATATTTCTTACCTTACTGGATTTAATATTGGTGTATTAACTGCCGATTTTCAGTCACATTTTCTAGATATTGCATTTTGGTATACCATTTCCGGAAATATCATCAACTTACATGCGCGTAAAATTTAAATTTACTACAGTATTCGTTCTACAATAATTGACCCTATAGATGCACCTCCAATCACAAAGGTTACGCGATAAATCCTACTATTTGTCACATTCACAACAGTTGCTTGGCACGAATCTCCTACATGTGTCATACTATTACTAGTAAACATTGTACTCCATGCACCACTTGGGGATGTACCTAAAGTCAAGGCTGTATTAGCAAACGAAATAGGATTAATACTATAAACTGAAGCAAACCCCGAAGTTACGACAGATGGCGTAGCTAAGTTTCCCCGTATGAACGGCCAAATATTACCATTGCCGGTATCTAAAGTATACTGTATTGCGTCAACCGAAAGTATATTCGTTAACGCGGTATTGAAGGCAGATTGAGTGGTAAAAGTATTATCATAAGACACTACTCCACTTGAAGGGTTATATCTTAAAGTATTTGTTGAACCCGTTGGCCCTACCAGGCCAAGGACTGAAAAAGCAGATGAACCAGTGTATTTGTATGGAGCATTATTAATAACTAATGGTCCGGCAACTTCAAGCGTAGTATATGGTGGTCCCGGTGTTAGATTATATACCGTAAAGTCACTCATAAAAGTTCCATCATAGGGACCATTATTATATATAAGTAACTGAAAACTATCCTGTGTATCTACTATTGGACTTGTGTATACTGTTGCGGCACTAGCATATGATGTCCCGGTTCTGAATAATAACATAACTGCTGTTCGCACTATTTGAACATATGTATAAGCATAAGTACCAGAATATACTGTAGTATTACCTGGCGCTATTATTACTATGTTAACGCTATTATACGATAAGATGTAATTGCCTTGTAATGTAGGTAATGTAACCGATATATATCGGTTACCCGGAGATACAGTAAGTTGGAATTGGAACATAGCATCAATTTTACCGCCATTCGTATATGTTGCATAACTACCAGGTGTAGAAAGAGGTGCACCTAAATGAGGTCCGCTAGCAGGTCCGCCCGGGATAGATCCCAACACTACCGGAGTCCCTGTAAATGATCCCCATGTTCCACCAAGTGTGTTTACACTTGTAAGATTAGTTGGATTTGTTAATGTGCCGCTTGGTGTGTTACTTATTACGTATCCTGCAGTCCCAACAATGTACGGAGACACGATTGCCGAAAGGGCCAGTTTTCCTTCGGATGTAGTATAAGTAAACTTACTGGTACCCGATAATATATCTAAACTGTTATAAATAACATTTGTATTAGAACCTGCTGCACCAGGTTGTTGCGTTACTTGTCCAGTTGTGGCATTATAACCAAGAACAGTTGTGTTTTTAATCGATGGTAGATTATTAATATAAAATTTATCATTTACAGTTGTAGTTCCCCATAACTGTGTTCCAGTTGAATCGACAGTAACTATATCTTGAGTCGTTACTGTCCAATTTTGAATATTTAAATAAGAAAATCCACCATTATGAAATTGAGCTAACTGAACAAAATCATTCGTAGTAATTCCAGTAGCAGTATATGTCGAAGTTCCTTCTGCAGTTCCAGTAATAGTAAATTCTAACGATGTGGGCGTACGAACAACTCTTACTTGGAATAAATCATAAGGGCCGTTCTGGGCAGGGTTAGTACCAACTGTATTAAGAAGCGTTGTTGATGTTGCACCAACTAACCGTGTAAGAACTACACGATTTTGACCATACGGAAACCAATATATCGTTAATGTATAATTTCCAGTAGATGTCTTAAACACAACACTTCCAGATACACCTCCCCCCGTTCCAAGTATAGCAACTCCGAATGTGAATACGGCATTCAAAACGCCACTATTAATGAAGTTAGCTCTAACAGTTCCCGGACCCGCGCCTCCTGCTATTGATGTCAAAACTCTATCTGCAGCACATACCCAATATTCCGAAACATTTGTCCAGTATCCCTTAGCTCCCGAAAAGTCGACTGCACGTGTACCTATTACAGAATTATTACCTCCCGGTAGTTGTTGATATACTTGAATGCCACCAATCCCAGCATTAGTAGTAGACAAAGTATTTGTAGATGTATTATATGTCAAATTTGAATTTCCGGTAACTCCTGCCGTCGAGCCTCCATAATACATGACAGCTCCAGTTGTTCCGACATACGATATCCCAGGTCCAGTTGGACCGGTTAGACCAGTTGGACCAGTTGGACCCGGTGCTCCTGTTGGTCCGGTTGGACCTGTTTGACCGGTTGTACCTGTTGTACCTAGTGTTCCCGATTGACCCGTTGGACCCGTTCTACCTTGTGTTCCCGCTTGACCCGTTAGACCTGTTCTACCGGTTGGACCTGTAGGTCCAATAGTATTATAATATGGAAGACTGTTCCAACCAGTTAGACCTGTTCCCAACTTTAACAAGCCTGTTTCGAGCTCATAACCAAATTCTCCTTGAGCTAAAATAGTATTATCTGCAACCCATACAGCGGCATTATCTCGCCGCAATTGAAATTGAATGTATGGCATTCTCTTATTACTACTTTCAGACTATTCGGCTCGTCCGCAATCAAACACAGGTCCCATAGAGTATATGGATCCCGCGTTTCCACCATCAAATCCTATGGACTGTATTATTCCTTGAGGCCCTGTAACTCCTTGTATGCCTTGAGGTCCAGTAGGTCCTGTACTACCAGTTGATCCGGTTGATCCCGTAGGGCCCATATCTCCTTGTAATCCAGTATGTCCAGTAGGACCAATATCTCCAATGTTACCATCATGACCAGTAGGACCACGGCCAAATCCT